TTAATTGATCGAAAGCTGAACACAATAGATTGCATGCGTACATACGAGGCTCGTTGCACTGATTGCAATCGAATCCAGAAATGTCCACGTCCATGGCCATGGCCACACCATCTTCAAGGTACTTCTCCTCAAAGAAGCCTTGACACGAAGAGAGCCATTGTTGGCCTTGTATGTTTTGTCCCACAGCGCAATATAGCGGGTCGTTCGAATGAGTGACGGCTTCAATGACCAATTTAAAATACCTAACGAATGCCAAGTGCTGCATAATGACAGAGGTCCACACTGATCTGTCGGGCTTTGTTGGTTTTCTGAGTTCATCTTTCAGAAACCCTTTGTTGATGAAACCAGGGTCAGAGCCTTCCTCAAGTTCTTTAATAACATCGAGCATGTCCCTAAACATGTCATCTTTAAGGACCCTCACGGATCCAGATGGTGTGTCAATTTCTTCAACGTAGTCTCCCTTCTTCCCTCCAATGCCTGAAGATTTTGTAAGATCCATGCACGAAAACAGACCTTCTATGCCATTGATACACTCAGACATGTGGAGAGGTCTGGTGTGAGGAAATGTAGGGTTATTCTTAAGGTATAGTGCTATGCCAGAACGCATGCGAGGGGCGAAAATGGCGTTGACTTGTTTAAAATATTTCAAAGGAATGGTGCAATTGCTATTGAGCGCATTGTCAAGGAGGTGATGCACAGTCTTTCTCCACCGCATTGTTGGAATAATCTTCATTGGCTTGAATCCCAAATAGTCCACAGCCTGCTGGATGTTGGGGTTCATTTGCAATGAGGATGAAGGTCTCTCATTCGCATTAAGGCCAAACAAATAGTATACCTTCTCCATCCTATAATTTACAGGGTGTGTTTTGCGGACTTCTATTGGAATATGAGGCTTGCCTGACCTCCGGGGGACAATACCCGTATAGGGCAAATCGAAAATTACCCCCCTCTTTTGAAACTCCAGAACTGCTTCCTCATAATCACGCATGACGATCGGCGAGTAACCGGCCCACACGTTGGAACTGCAAACGTGTATTCCAGCAATGGTTCTATCGCCACTGGTCGTGACCAAAGGTCTGCCACAAGAGCCTCGGAAGTCTAACCCGGGTGGACATAGGGCCCCATATACTCTCATAGCGTATTCAGTGGGCCCAGATGTGTACATGAAACGCTTGTCTGTCATTTCCATGTCGAAGATCATGCCTTGTTTATCCGTCGACCGGGCAAAGAACTTGCCTGCAATGTCCGTGTTGCACAGATATGGAGCCAAATTCTTCAATACGCCCAAAGGACATGATGGCAGAGAAACATACATCATGTCATTGGATTTGACCAGGTGAATTCTATCTGCGTCGAGCTTTATAGCTCTGTCCCCTATCAGAAGAACGGAATTCATAATGTCCCCATCCTTGAGAACGCAGTGAGAGACAGTAATACCCAATTGTGAGTTTACCATAAACATGAATATGCGCCTGGGATCACCACCAACCATTACAGTAATGGGAAAGGTGTTCCTCTCGGCCATTTTCATCAGATCTGCAGAACTGGTTGTTTTGGTGCACTGGTGACCGCTGGGCTTCACCCTGATAGGTGCTGTCCATGAATTCTCAGGTATAGAAGCCGTAACGGATGGATCAGCGTGCATTTTGCAAACTGGTAAAGCACGTAAAGGGCCACGCTCCATGTTTAGTGAACCATCACTGTTCATTGTGGTGACTGTCGGCTCGGTGGCCACCGAATCGCAATCCATGTTCAACTTCACAGGATCGTCATCGGGAAGCAATGTGGCCAATGTTCCCCTGAAAACTTTGGTGCTGATGTAGAGTGCAAGCATTGACATAGTTACTCCAAATGCTGTCTTCAGCTTGCACTCAGTGGCTAATGTGAGAGATACCACAGATTGTGTCGTTGCGACTCGTAGTGAGGCAGCCAACCTGGAGGCAAAATTCAATCCTTCCACAATCTTGATGTGTGTCATCAGCAATAAGCAAAGTACCAAGACTGCAGAGGCAGTTGAATAGTAAGATAGGCTAAGTGCTAGACATACTAGGTAGTATTTGAAGACCACATACGAAACCAATGCAAACATGATGTGGACGGCCAAGTGCACATGACCACGCTCCAGATGAATCAGAGCACAAGCCGCTGAATTGTAACCGTGCCTTGCCGCAATTGACATACGCGAAATTCGGCAAGTGGCGAAATTTCTAGCCCAACCCTCAAACGGGGATGAAATTGAAGGGAGGGAGGGAAACCCCTCAAACGAAAGCGAAGCATTAGCCCTACCATTGGGAATATCTTCATTGTCAAAGGGCACTGTAGGGAGATCTATTGTGTCGGAAAATTCATCGCCACACGATGGGCATGTGTTTTTCTGAAATGCCCCACAGGAACACACTTCCTCTTTACCAACGGCTGAAATGCGTGCCAAGCGCTGCTTCTCATTTTCAAAGTGAGCCAACATTTCGGACTTCATGAATAGCATCCATGTGGCAGGGTCTATGAAACCTTTCCTTCCGTCAAATATACTGTTTGGAAAGCACAACTTCTTGTAGATTTCTTTCGTAGTGACATCTTGACTCCAATAATACGGACACAGGGCCATGTGTTGACCAGAATCACCTATGCCAGCTGCTCTGGCCTTGTCACGATCAAGCTTGCCATTAGAATCCACATAGCGCGACTGCACCTCAACAGTGACACACAAATTGAGCCTGCGGTAGCCAGCGTATGGCTCAGTCATCTCCTTTGATAGACCTCTGTGAGGGTCATTGTCTATAACAATGACCAACCAATGATTGTATGTGTGCACTCCTTTGTCTTCGACTGCAGCTTTAGGGACTTCAACATGTAACGGTTGAGCAAGCTCCATAAGCTTGGATGCTAGAGGAGTCTTGCGCAATGTAGGAATGATGCTGCCCTGATCCTCAAGTACCTGAACTGTAGATGCATTCGTGGTGGTGTTGTCGTGCGCTGTGTCAAGGCGCTGATAAGCAACAGAAAGAAGCTCAACGTCCTCGTCAGGGTGTGCGAGGGTGAGATAACGCATCCAGGCATTACTCACCGTGGATTTTCCAGTGCCAGGGGGTCCATCGGGAGACAAAACGAAAGGGAAGGCCTTCACCCCGGATGTAGCAACGTAAAATGAAAACTGATTGTTTAATTTGACCACATCCTCCATTGTTCTGAGATCGGAGGCTGTCCCACCCGTTGTTCGTGCAATTGCTCTCTTTAACAATCTCAAATACTTGTTCCTCATTGCTGGCGTTTCAGTATGTGTCAGTTTGCGTGCTCCGGTACGCAAATCAGCCAAGTAAGAGTAGCACACCGAATATTCCAAGTTGAAATCGTCAGGAACCATTAGCGCATTAAAAAGTGCTGTTGGGTTCCAGAAACTTTCCGCTGTCTTTGTATAGTGCAAAAGGCTGAGAGAACTTTCCAGAATGCGACTGAGTGATGTACCGGTTGTTTTGAGCGCTTTCATAACGGTTTTCCACTGCTTAGTGTATGAATCAGCCTCCAGAAGATCACTCATAAGAATAGGAACGGTAGTGATGAATGCTAGAAGGGAGGAGCCGGTTGCACCTACAAAGCTGGACTCTACTTTGCGTAGTGACGAAATATCAGTCAGAGCCGTGGTGAGCCAGGAGATTGCCTCCTCTGACCCATCGGATTCATTGTTCGGACGCAACACTGACAGACCTTCACTTGCGAGCATACGGAAAATTGATTTTATTTTATCTCCATGTTTGGCATACAATGAAGTCAAAAGTCTTGAGATGGAGGCATAGTAAAGCCCAACTATTCGGGCTTGGTCAGCTGTTGACAATGTAGGAGAATACCTAGGTGTGCATACGAAGGAAATGATGAAATCTAGTGCAGTTCGTGTTGTTGAATCCGAACAAATGAGTTCAAGGATCAAATCAAATTTCGTGGATTCATCGGTTTTAAGGGGCTCTGTGAATTCAAAATCGGGCAAACTTCCGGTGCTCGACATCTCAGAAACGGAGCCATCCCCGATTATGGTGTCAGGGGATGAATCATTGGAATTTCTGATTCCTCTTAGCACAGGAATGGAAACACTATTCGGGCCATCTTGCTTTATAGATATAACAAGATGATCGAGGGTGTCGTAATCTAGATCCGCGTCCATGTAGTCAATGAAATGTATGGGGACATTGACAAAAGAGACAAGGGATTTAGTTGGAATTAGTGAAATGAACGAACAAGTGGTCAACAGGCAAAGGTGGATAATGGAAATTGTGGCGTAACTCCAATGTGCTGTACTTGGGAAGACAAATTTACTCAAAAGGAAGGAGACAAACATGTAGGTGATAACAAATTTCACAAGAAAACTGAAGAGAGAGAAAGTGGTTTTCTTGATAAGGGAACAAGACCAGATAAATAAGGCCTTGCAAATACAATGTGTGAAAAGAAAAACACCGACTTTACGTTCGAATGATTCTATAGGCACATCACATTTGAGGGACATTTCCTGCGCCTCCAACTCCAACACTGAGAGGTCTTCCGCCGAAATGCCCTGGGAAATATATGTTGGGGCATCTGTGTTAGACGAAATATCATTAGAATTGTGTGTAGGGGCGTCCATGTTTGCATGAGCGGGTTCGGAATCGGTAAAGATTCGACAAGCCCGATCATAGGCTGCATTAATTTCTGCAGACCCTGACTTCTCTATGTGTTTTTCAAGTGCGCGAACAATCCTATTTAGGAAGTGTTGGGCGACTGAAGAATACCATAGCCATTTGAGAACAGAACAGAGTTTTGACAGGATGAACACTGCCATAATGGCAGCGAAAACTCCATAGTGCTGTTGGGGAGGCTCGGAGATAGGTATGTGGGCTGGGATAGCAGAGTAAACAAGGGGAAATATGATAATGGTAATAATAAAAATAGTAATTTCTTGATTTCTGATATAGTTATTCGTAATTGATTGCATTACGGCGCCCGCATGTTAGGACGGGTAGAATGATGGAGGGATATTAACCCAAACATCCGCCGGTTTTTGCTAAAAATCTTTAATCGCGAAATCCCCGCATGCTTTAAGGGATAGACGATTAGGTATACTATCAAGACACAACAGTGCAAGCAAAAACACTGATGATATAACTCAATAGTCGGCCCGTTAAGCCGGTTAGTTCGAACGGTGCAAAAAGATACAGTCATAAATGACTGCCGCTGATCCATGTCGTCCTCACACTCACAAGACAACTCCAACGATACTATAAGCATTGAAGTTGCGATTTGTGAAATTCCATTTAACAGAAGGAATTGATTCTCGCTGCGGTTACAAACTGCAGCAAAACGGGCTACCTTTGTGTCCAGCAAAAGCTGACACTGCCGACAAACATATGTCGAACTGAATTGTTGATTAACGCGAAAATCTACAATAATAAAAATATTCATTTTGGAATGAACATCGCGGACCTCCAAATATGCTTGGATAACATAGTTCAATTTCTTATATTTGCGCCTTGAAGAAGCGCTCTACTGTTGATTACAGATTTAAATCTTGCGAACACATGATTAGTAAACTAAATAAAAGAAAGGTTGAGAGGTTGTGAAAAGTTGCTTGAGCTAGCAGGCTCCGTTAAAAACGGAATGTCAATATCAGGTTGACAATGCTCAATAAAATTGTCGTATTAACTTACTCCTGGCAGTAAGTTAAAAATTCTTTTTAGGATAAAGAATGACAAGAAAATCCTTGCGGTGATTAAGCGCTGTGGTGTGGCCTAGTGCACACATCATGTTGGTAATTAATCAAATCACCAAAAACTGATGTGTCAGAGTACTACTAAGTAGCACTCAAGCACGTTAAAATACGTTGTTGTACGGTTAAACAACAAAATAGATATAAATATCGAACCCCCTTATG